TTAAAATTTCTGTGTTTTTCATTGTTTATTTATTTATTTAAAGTAACCCAAGATTGTTTAACATAATTCCTTTTTCATCTAATAATTCACTATTTGCTTCTATTTCTTGCATAAGCGAAGTGTATTCATCAAAAGGCGAATAAAGATCAGTTACTGGAACTCCAAGTTGAGTTGCTATGTCCATTAGTTTATTCATATCTTCTTTTCCACTTGAAAATGTATAACTATCAGTAACTACAAATTCAATACTTCTATATAAGTCGCTAACTTGAGAAGTTATTTTTGCTATTTCTGAATCAAAACTATTTAATATTGATTTTTGTTCTGATAAAAATGCTTGTAAATCTGATAATGTATACTCTAATTCATCTACTAATCCAAGTTCTACATAATTTTTGTGAGAACCCAGATTTCTCTTCTTGTTTTTGAACTTTTGTAAGTTCACGTGTATTTGATTTTCTGTTGTCATAATCAATTATATTCTAGTTAATGTATTATAATAATCAACTGCATAAGTATTTGTATCTTTAAAATCACTTCCTAAATCTGGAAATACACTATCATAACTAATTCCTAAATTATCTAATTCTAATGCAGTTTGTAAATATTTGCTTTCATAATCACTAAACTTAGCAGAAGCATCTTGTATTATAGTCAATAATTCACTAGCTAAATCATTTACTTGATTAACAATACCAGATACATCCTGATAATAATTATCAATAACTGATACTATATCAGATGCATTATCATCTAAAAGACTTTTGACTTCGCTAATTGCGTCCTCAATAGCACCCAGATTTTGCTTTCTTTGTTTTCTAACTTCTTTTGTTTTGTTTAGCATTGCTAAAACCCTTGCTTGTGTTTCCATAATAGTATAACGTATTTGATTAATTTTTTTGCATTTTACGAATTATATTTTGCTCTAATATTTGCTCTTTGCTGTAATATTTCAGCTGGAACTTCAATACCAGTTTCGGCTTTTCTTATGAAATACCAGTCTGTTTCTAATAATTCAATGTAGCAAGATTGTTTATTAGTTTGGATTATCATATCCAAATCTTCTTGCGTAGCACCCTCGTTCCATTCTGTTAAATTCCAAATTGGAACGATTAAATTTACTGGCTCTTCAAATGTCCAAAGATTGTCATTTGGCTCTGTTTCTGTAACCCCGATGTATTTGTTTTGTTCGTTGTATCTGTGATAGTTCATATTATGCTAATTCTAAAGTTATTAATCCACGAATCATTTTTGTACCAGTAGTTGCCCACGTTGTTGTTATACTTGAACCAGTAGGGTAATAACCAAATGTTACTACATTGGTTGATGCTGAAATATTACCAAAACCCATATAATTTGTCGCATTATTTTGAACTTGATTATTATTTGCCCATATCATTCCAGTTATATTTGCAGATGTGTTTGCTACTGTCAATGATGTTGTTGTTGCATTTGATGTACCCGAAATAAAATATTCAACAATCATCATTTTACCTACATTTAAATATCTAATTGTCTTTTGAGTAAAAGTTGTCCAACCTACTATTGTTGATGTTGTTGAAATGTCTTGCCAAGTTGATAAAGGCATTTTTCCATCAAGTTGATTTTGTACTTGTTGTATTTTAAAATCAATATCAAGTCCAGAATAAGTATTCGTGTCATCAATAAAATCAGATGTTTCAATCAATGCTTTGTTTCTCCACAATCCAGTTGCTGAATTATAAACTAAAGTATCATTATTTTCCAAGAAACTATCAATAGCCACATCGTGAATTTCTTTAAGTTCATAACCGTTTTGTATACCTACTTCGATTTCTCCTAATGTTGGATGTGAACGAGTTACTTTTCCAACATAAACTAAATGAGTAGGTGCTAATGTTTTTGTAGCAGTATAAGTTCCAGCAGTAACGCCACTCAAATATAATTGGTCACCTTCTGTAAATGATGATGTATTCAATCCGTTTAAATTACCAATGATTACGCAATTTCCAAGACCATTGTTTAAAATGTCAGATTGTAACATTCCAAAGGTACGCGAACTCAAAGCATCGGTTGTAGCAAGTGCTTTTGATACTAATGCCTTATTTCCATTTGCACCCGAAATATAAATTACCGTTCCTTTTGTCAAAGTTGCACCAGTCATATTTTTAACCTCAAGAACTAATGTCGATGCTTGACTACCTACTGGAATATCTAATGCAGTAATAAAAGGATTAACACCATCTGAACCATTATTTGTAATTTGACTTGTCTGTGTAATTGCAGTCGGAATAGTTGGCTTGTTTAATATTTGTGCATCTCCACTTGTAGCATTCCAATCAGCATTGACATTTACTTCTGCCCCAGTTGCAATTCCACCTAACTTTGTTTTTTCAGCACTCGTGTAATCTTCTGTACTTAAACCTTTTCCAGTTACTTTGTCAACTTTTAATGCGTCTTGTGTGTTTACATAAGTAGTCGTCGCTAATCCCTCCTTGATTTTTGTAACTGTTACCTTTTTTGTACTTCCACCATTTACAATGGGTAATACATCATTCCCAGTTAATTCAGTTACTAATGTTAAATCTGATATTTTGCTATCTGCCATTATAAAATTATTTTATCGTTGTTTTCTTGAAGTAAAAAGTCTCCATTTTCTTGTAGTAAGTAATAAGGAATTGTAATTACATTTGTTGCTTGAATTCTGCCTATTCCTTGTGCCATAATCGAGCCATCGCAACAATCTTTATGGTATGTATTGTCATCGCATATACAACCTCGACTCCCACCTTTTGGACTTGTCCTACTCGGAGTCCGAAATCCAGTGCTTTTACGACTTATATTCATCGATTAATTGTTTAATGGATAGCAACTCTAGACCAGCAATAATCTCCTCTTCTACGTTATTTATTTTAGACAATGGAGTTTGTATTTTATCTGCAAAGTAACCTTCAATTGAAAAACCTTTTACTGCTCCAGTTTTTATAAACTCATTCCAAATTTCTTCGTTGTCAACTTTGATACTTCCCATCCAAGTTCCTACTGGTACATTTAAATCATATAATTTTGATTTATCCATTTCTGCATCTTCTACTATCCAACTTTCAACCATAGTAAGACCAGAAATCCGTTCCATATGCTCAAAGGTAGCGTTAGATTGATTTCCATTTTTGAAAAACATTTCCATACATTTACGGATCGTGTCTTTGCTAAACCAAATCATATATTCTCCACTCTCATCATTTCGGTATATCTGCTTATCTGGAACCAGCAATGCACCCATAATAATTTTCTTTTCTTTGCTCACTTCGGCAAACTTTACTTCTCGTTGTTGCTCTTTTAAAGCCACCCAATTTTCCTCAATGGCTGGACTCTCTACAATCGAAATTGCATCAATTCCACTTAATTCCATTGTCTCGTCAATTACTAATTCTATTACTTTCATATCTATATAACGTATTAAATTTGTTTTTTGCTTTTATCCTAATGTAGCACTTGAAACTATATTCCTATCCAAGCCTTGTTGAGTAGTTACATCATTTGCTACAACGTATGCTTTGACTGGTTGTTGTCCTTGTTTTGCTATCGTTTCTGCTATCGCATTTGTACTTGACGCTCCAACTACGTTTATGCTTGGTGCTGACATTGTTGGTGTCGACATTGAACCAGTACTTGCAGATGCACCACCACCATTTGGCGTCTTTACTGCCAATATGCTTTTTACTGCTTTGAATCCAGTTACACTCGCTGCAAGAACTGCTGGAATTGCTTGAGGATAACCTAATTTTACCCCAGCTGTAATACCTTGATACGTATTCATCAATGCACTTGCAACTGCCATAGTCTTACCTACTGCTGTATTTTTACCCACTACTTCTGATGCTATGTCAAGACTATCTGAAACTGCTTTCATAAGTTCCATTTTGCCTTTTTGTTGCTCTTCGTCTATTTTAGTTTCGGCATCAACTGCATCCTTATGAATTTTTACTTTTTGACTTTCAGTAAGTGTTTTGTCAGACAATAAAAGTGCTTCACGCTCTAATACTAATGCTTTTTTATCTTCAAATGATATTGCTTCATTTTCAAGATCTAATTCAATCATTGCTACCCTCTCCTCATCTGCTTTTACTTTCTTTGCAGTTGCTAATTCTGCGTCTTGTAAATCAAATGTCTCTTGAAGTTTTTTTCTTGCAAGTTGCTTTTCTGGCTCGGTTGCATTTATATTTGCTAAATCGACTTCTAATTGCTTTGCAGACTTGTCTTGACTTAACTTTAGTTTCTCTTCATCCGTTTTGGCCATCAAAGAGTTTTTATCCTCTTCTAGTTTATTAGTCAAAGCCAGAACCTTTTCAGAATGTGCAGTTACCAACGCTTCCTCTTTCAATTGAAAGTCTTGCTCAATTAATAATTTTGCATTTGCCTTTTCTTTTGCAGATAATTTGATTTCTTCAAGTTCCTTTAAAGCACGTGCTTTTTGAGTGGCAAGTTTTTCCTCTTCAGTTTTGTCCCCTAAATTTTCTATGTCATCGGCATACTTTTTCTCTAAATTTTCTAATGCAGTTTGTTGTTGTATTCTTAATTGCTTTGCCTTTTCGCCATCTGAAACTGCTTTTTGATGTGTTTTATCAGATGCTTGTTTTTGTGCTTCTTTTGTTTGAGCATAGTCATCAGCATCAGCAGTTTGTTTATCTCTGCTGTTTTTGAGCCTCATACCCATCAATTTTTTCATTTGAGCATTTACATTCTCTGTTGCTTTTTTTCTGTCCTCTTCGCTTAATTTATCATTATTCAAAACGGCCATATGCTCCATTTGAAGCAATACCAATTCCTTTTCAATACGTTTTCTCTCACTCTCTAAATACGCATCGTTTGTCTTTTTTAATTGCTCTTTAGTTGCCCCATTTGCTTTTGCATATTTTTGTTGTATATCAAGTGCGAACTTACTACTTTCAGTCAATTCATCAAACGCATCTGATTGTCTATCCAAAGCAGATGTCATATCATCTAAGGCTTTTTCAGACTTCTTTTCAGAACTATATAATTCAGCTAAATACGTAACCAATTCCCCTATGGCAATTACTAGAAGTCCAACTCCAGTACTCATAATGGCAGTCTTCATACCTTTAAGGGATATATTTGTCAAATCAATACCTTTAACTGCATTCATAAAGGCATCTGACATCCCACCAGTTGCTTGACTTAACTTTTGAGATAACTGACTATTGTGCAAGATTTGTTTTCCGTAATCAACAGACTTTTCCTTTGACGTTCCTACACTCCTATCTAGTTTGCCAAACGACTTTTCTAAATTGTTCACACCCTCGACTGCTTGTCCAGTATCAACTTTTACTTTTACTTCTACTTCTTGAGCCATTTGATGTCTTTTAATGGTTTAACTGCCTCTTTAAATGTTTCTGGCAGTTTGTATTTCCCTTTTGCTATTGCAATTAATTCGCTATTATGTTCAAAATCTAATTTCAAACAATCTAATATATTTTTTATCATTGTCTTTGGTCTGTTAGTAGTTCAAATTGTACCTCTCCAGTTGTCAAATCAGTTGTGAATGTATTAATCAAATACTTTGTGTCTCGTATGATGACGTTATCGTTCAATTTAAGCGATGTTAATATACTGGTTGGTAATATAGCACTCACTTTTACTAATCGTGCCTTATAATTGAAAATATTGGCAAAGTATGCAGAATAGTATTGGTCATATAATCCTTTCGTAACAATTTCATTTGTTAATGTAGATTGTTGTGTTGGAAAATTTAATCCATAGGTTACACTTGAAATCAATGTTTCTTGCCCGAATGCTTTGTATTCAGTTAATGCAAAATTACTTGCAGTACCAGTTCTTGCAGTTGAAAAATAAAACTGTGGCGATGTTGTCAATGCAGTTGGTGTATAGTCATATAAAATTATCGGCTTTGGAATGTACTGTTGATAGTCACTTTTTAAACAATATCCAACTTGAAGCGTTCCCCCTCCTATATTTTGAAAATTTAAATCCTCAAATGGTAGTTTAATTGAATACTCTTCGCCATCGGATGGTGGGTTGTTTACATATCTTAATGACCCATATTCAATACCAGCATTTGAATTAAATGCTATATTTATAAATGATTCACTTTTCTCATAATCAAAGTTTATTTTTTTATATGTCTTTACTCTGTTTAATCCTTTTTTGTCTTGTATTACATACTTTGTAATGTCAACATCAGAACCAGCACCATAATAACTTTCCAACTGCTCAACTGTGTAATTAATTCCATCACTTGAATAACAAGTCAGATTAAACATTTTTAGTAACCCCGAAAAGAAATCCTCTATTTTAATTTCTGGAAAATATTTTTTTATTGGCAAATAATATAAAGGTGTTGTTTGAGGAAATCCTTGTGAGTTTGCCGCGAAATATCTTGTTTCTGCTTGTCCAGTACTGGCTTGATAACGAGCATTCCCATCAAAATAACTAACAAATGTTAACGGCTCGGATGTTTCAATAAAACACTCAAAATAATCTGTTGAAGCAGATGTACCATAAGATGAAAGGATTGATTGTGGAAAATAATTACCACTAAAATATCCACCAGCAGTAGACACTTTTGCATCCTCTTGAAATTTGACTCCATTTTTATAATAGGCAATTGTAAAAGGAACTCCAGCATTTGTAGTTATTACTTGAAAATCTGCTTGTCTATATACAAAATTATAAGTTCGTGTACCTATAACAATTGTAGGTGGTATTGCAAAAATTGAAACTCTATCAGTTGCCAAATCCATATCAAATCCACTTTGATTTGTTGCACTCCCTGGAGTGCTTTTTGATGTAAAATTTTGTTTTGTTAATTGTGGTACGGCTGCAAAAGTTTCAGCATTTTTCATATACAAATATGCGTTTGTAAATCTTGCATCTGTGTTTAAAAATGTGCTTGGCTCTGTTGCAGTACCATCAAAATTAATTCCAAATTCAGTTTCAATTATATTCAATACTGCTCTTAATTTCAAGGCTGGAAACAACTCGTTGTATCGTAATGGATATAATGTGTCGGATATGTTGTTTGGGTCACCACTTGAAAAATTCCAATTTCTTACAGACGAAATTAATGGAAACATAATGTCAGAACTTGTGGCATTTGTAATCCTATCTTTTACATTTGTAGGTGTGTAATTGAAACCATCATAAGCAGTATTCAATGTCAAATCCTTTAAAAATTTACCAGCAAATATATCTTTTAAGTTTCCGAGAATACCGATAAAAGTAATTGAATAATCCTTTGCAAGTCCGTCTTCTAAATTCGCACTTTCAAGTTGTATTTTTCCCTTACGAAATGGAATGGTGTCTATTTCAATATAAGAATCAGACTTGACTAATGTACTGAATGGTGCATCATTTGAGTTGTCATACCAATGTCTAAAAATCTTATTGTTTTGCTTTGATGCTGGTACTGTAAATGTCTGACTGTAATCCGTTGTCGTTTTGGAAATATCATTGATATTTTGTATCGAACTGACTACCGAAATCTTTTCATCGTCAAACAAATCCACACGATTATATTCAAGTGTGTCAACATCTTTTATGTATATGGCTACTGTTAGCATTATACTACATCATTTATAAGATTGAACGCATACTCAAATTCAATTTCGTAATTTATCATTTTATCTTTCAAAGTTGTTTTTAATTCGCTAGATTGAGTTTTGACATTTACTGGTTTGTCATCCAATAATACAGTTTCGGATAAAAGTAATTCTGTAATAAATTCAGAATACTTCTCATCAACCCAGCCAGTATTCAATTTTATAGTTTGTTTTCCATTTGTATTGAAAGTTTTAAATTGACCTATTTTTGCATTGTAATTTAATGCAGTTTGTGTCAATTTGTAATCTGTATTTTTTACAGAAATAGAATTGGTTTGTGCTTTAAAAAAAGGTATAAATTCCCACCCTCCTCTTTTATTTATGTAGGTGCATTCAACTACATCATACATACATTCTGATACTACTTTAACTGGAAGAGATAAACCTAAATTTACAATAGTTGATGCGTACCATTTTATTTGAACGTAATGCGAGTTATCTATAAATTGGGGTGTCGAACTATCTATTGACAAACGTATTTTTTTATTATAAATACCTCTTGGGTCAGTTGCCAAAATTGCTGGTATTGTTACTGTATATGGTAAGCCTTCATAAATTGTTGAATAAACCACATCAACTTTATTTCCAGCGTTTGGAACTTCTGCTAGTAGATTAAATGTTCTTACATTACCTTGATTTACAATTCTTTCAATAGTGTCGTTTAATAATATATACATTTGTTGTCCTCCAAATTCTTGGTTTGCACCATTAAGGTAATTTGTATAACCATCAAGTGCAACATAAGTTGTCGTTGAAATTACTGTGTATGTAATTCCGTTATACCAAGATAATTCTACATTTACAAATAGCCAGTCCTCTAATGGTGCATCAGTTGGAGTTGAACCTTGTGGAGCTTGATATGTATGATTAAAAAATTCTTTTACATAATTTGAAATATTATATCTTGTCTGCCTTTGCGTTGCACTTGGTATATTTTTAGACAAAGAATAAAATCCAACTCCAGATGTTGGAGGTAATTGACCTTTTTGGTAAATTGATAATTTTACTCTGCTACCAGTTTGTGTCGCTCCATAATCCCCAATACTTACGATGTAAGGACTTCTAACATTTATGATTGTCATAACTGGTGCTTTATTGTTTCAATTAATACTCCGTCTTTATATCGCTCTTCTATTACATTACAGTCTTTGTATGTAGCTAAAAATCTTGAAGCGTCTATTTCTTTTGAATGTTCAATTATGAAATCTGAATAATTGTTCCCCTCTTTTGTTAATACTGTTTTATTCATTTTCTTATGTTTGATTTAATTATAAAATCTACTGTTGCTTTTACATCTAAGGCAAATGCTTCTTGTAATTTTGTCGGCATCATTCCTATATTTTTATCTACTGCTTTTGTGAGAAAAGGACTTGGCTCAATACCTTGTCTGTAAACACTTTCACGAACAGCAAAAGGATTTAAGCCACGTTTACTACTCCAGTCTATAAAGTGTTTAACACTTGGCTTTATCCCCTCTTTAAACGAGTAAGGACTATTCCCACCTTTCTGTTTCCACATCTTACCTTTGTTGTCTGTTCTCTTGAATGTGCTTGTTGTCATTCTAACACCCCCAGCACCCCTTACACCCTTTTCAACAAATGCTCCGTAATACGACAAACTAATTCCTAACTCTATACTTCGCTTATGGAATACTGCCCCAGTAGATTTAACACTATTAAACAACTCCCCAGTGTCTACTTTACCAGATGATTCAAGATTTGCTTTTGCATCTGCTACTACATTGTCTCCGAATTGAGTAAGTGCATCTTTTAAGTGATTAAGTTTTAGCATACGCTTATATCATTTGGAACTGTAATCACTATCGTAGTTTGAAACCCAGCTAACATATTTTCCATCTCCTTGTTTATGAAATCTGAAGTAGGTATGTTTTCTAATTCCCAGCCATCATTGTAAATGGTACTTTGCTTTATCCTACCGATTAATCTGTTCACTACATAAAGTTGGTTAGTCCAAATGTAAACAAGATTGTCATTTCCATATATGTCATCTGCTGGTAAGTCTTTTGACACATCTACAATATCTAAATTGAAAAGAGTAATCGAAAATGAAAGTGTGTTTTCATTATGCGTTACTGTATCAAGTGAGATATGCGACAAAGGGAATATAGTCATCTTTGCAAGGTCAACTTCTGTTAGTGTACCCATCGTAACCTTATTGCAAAAAGGATTGCTTAAAAGTTCTGTTTTCAAAGACTCAATAATTCTATAAACTGCTTCAACTCCTCTTAAATTATCTGCCATTTTTTTGTGCCTTTTTTAATTCTTTGTTTTCCTTTTTGCGTTTGTCTATATTGTAACATAAATTATTTAAGCATTTATGTACGTTCATTTCCTCTATCGCTTCATACTTTGTAAGGTCTCCCCCAGCAAGTTCATCGATTGTTGCATACCAACCCCAGTTTCCACTAAATTCAGTTGCTTCTGAAAAGGAATGTTCGTCTCCAATTCCAAATGCTTGGTAATATAAGTCGTGCAGTCCAGTCCTAAATTCCAAAAAAAAACCATCGCTCCAACTATTGCTGACATTGGCATCTGCTTTAAAGCATCGTGATAGGTGTCTCCTTTATACTCTTCAATAAGATACTTTCCATTCTTCTCTTTTGTAATTGGTCGGTATAAAACTCCCATAGCAATTACCATTGTTTCCCACTCGGATATGTTTCCATTTAAATCAAGGAACTCCCCATAACTCATATCATCAAGTTTAGGTAACCAGCCAAATGTAATGTCTCCTACTGTAAACTTTTGAACTAATTTTGGCTCCTCTTTTAATATCTGTGCTATCCTATCTGCTATCGAACTTACAAATGAATATTCTATATCCAATACTTCTATGTGAGTAAGTTTACAAAATATCTCTAACATTTTAATTTCAAGGAAATTGACATCCTTTTGCTTTTCATTTTCTTTTATAGCATCAAGGTATCTCAAATATTGCGACAATGTAATTTCATCTAATGAACTTGGAACTGTTACTTTCATATTAGTATAACGTATTATTTATTTATTTGTGTGAAATTTATCTTACTGCATACTTACCATAATTCGGTCTTGCTAACTTATCATACAATCCATAACGAACTGCATCTATTGTGTGATTGAACATATCGACTGGAGTGTTCAGCACTATACCGTTTTTATCTTCTGCCCATTTATAATTCTTGAACTCCTTTATCATATTCAAACTATCTCGTGTAATGTTTAATCTGTATCGTTTCATCATATCTATTCCGATATTAATACTACCTTGACCTTTCGTTGCTGGTTTAATATTCCAACCCATACGATACAATTCTTCTATTGACTTTGGCTCTGCACTATCTGCATATATTTCTTTACGTTCTACACCCAGCTGTTTTAAATGTGTGTCAATATCTCTGTTGGTTAAACCAGTCTTGAATAAGAATTCTTTAAGATAAATATCATCTCCTTGTTTCCATATACCAACTAATGTAGTCGGATCATTGGTAAACCCGAAATCCATTCCGTATGAAAGAAATGTAGCAGTATCTGGTATATCAACACAATCTTGTACTCTGAAGATAATTGACTTACTGGCTCCTACTTCTCCTAATCCATATACTCTCCAATAATTATCGTCAATGTCTTTCAGTCTTTCTATCTCTGCTACAATATCTTCTGATAAGAATTTATTATTTTTGTATGTCGTAATAAAGAAATCTGCGTCCTCTCTTGGCTTTATTTTATCGTATATGAAGTGGAACTCATCTGAAGGATTATAGTCCAAAATAATACGCCCAGTAGTCCTAAAAATTAACTGTTGCCAATCCTCAAATGTAATCTCATTTGCTTCATTGATGTAAAGTAAATCTCTTTTTCTACCTCTAATCTTTGTTGGTTTATCCAACGATATAAATTCTATTGTGTTTCCCTTGAACTTAAACTCACTTGAAGATTTATTGTGTAAACTTTCATCGTATAACTCGTTCTGTTTCAGTATCTCAAAGAAATCTCTCATAGCAGTTGCACGTAATGCTGGATATGTCTTTCTGCAAATGGTAATAATCTTACCTTTGTTTTTTGCACAATAGTTAAATATAATCCACATCAGAATATTGTAAGTCTTACCACTCCGAGTACCCCCTTGCTCTATGATAATTCTCTTATCTGAATTGGATAAGTGCTTCCAGACTATATTTGTTTTTATATCTTTCATTCAATAACTTCTACTCGGAATGAATTATTATCTTCTCCGTTATCCATTTCAACTCTTTCGATATATCCACGTTTCTTCCCTTTAGTCTTCAAAAAGAATATAGTAGCAGATGTATTTCCTTCTGCTATCTGTTTGTGTAACTGGCTCTCTGCAAAATCCAATGTCATATTGTCTATGTCCATACATTGTTTTTTATAATCAGCATCTTCTTCCATCCAACGATAGTGTGTCCAACGTGCTATGCCTACCATTTTACAAGCCGATGAAACTATGCCTAAAGTTTTTTCTAATGCTTCTACCATTCCCTTTTTTAATATGTCACTATTTGCCATCTATAATATTTTTAATTAGTTCTAATGCTTCTATTGAATTTACTACGTTTCTGTCTGCTACAATATTGTTTACTCTTGTCTGCATTGATTTTAAATGTCTGTCTGATTGACTGCTGTTTCTTTTTAATCGGCCTACAACTCCATCGTCTGTAATCTTTATTACCATTGGATTTGCTTTACCTATAAACTTTCCATTAGTAAATCTATCCCCCTCTGCTACGATAATTTTTCCCTTAGTATGTTCTATAAAAGGATCAACATCTGTCATTACACTCATCGATAACTTGTCAGAACCTTGATACATCGAGCCATCGTATTTACCCAGAACAATAATCCTATTGTCTGTATGGTAATATATCTTACCTATCTTTTTTCTATGCGATAAAACGTAGTATTGAATTAACTGTTCCATTACCCACGTCTTACCAGTGCCACACATTCCTATAAGTAGTATTATCATTGTCTGTTTTTTACGTAATCATTATAATTGTTATCAAAGCATTCCCATTCTGAATTCATCATTATAACTTCCCCAGTTAATCTGTAATGATTTTGTTTTGTCTTGTGAACTCCGAAGTCGGCCTTGTTATCTTCTAATCTCAATTCTTTCGGCAAATACTTTTTTCTTGCATCCCAGAATATTGGTAACTTTCTTTTCCACTTGCTTTCTGCATATTTTATTCTCTCGTAAAACATATCATTGTACACGTTTGGGTATCTTCTGTTTGGTCTGTGCCAACTCTTATAACAACATAAGGTTGTCTCTAATGTAAAGTATGATAAATCCTCGTGTGGAAATCTTTGTCTTGCCTCTTCTAAAAGTATTCTTCCCTCCTCTTTTAACCAATCTAACTGCTCTTTAGAATATGTGTAGTCAGTCTTATACCAATCCATATCGTCTCTTCCCAGCACTTTGCATAATCCGTTACGATGTGATTTAGAACCCCCAATGTCATCAAGGAATAAACTATCGCAATCAATATTCAAACCAGTAATTTTAAGGAACTCTAGGTAACTGAATGTTGCTAATCTACCAAAGGTATGAAAGTTGTTTATAACTGTATTCCAAAGTGAATTGAAGTTTGTAAACTTATGCTCTGGCTCCTCTCTCATAGTAAAGAATACTACTTGTGTCCTTCCGTTTAAAACGTGTATGTAATTCTCGATGCAAGTTTCAAATACATTCTTTACATATCTTCTGTCTGTGTCCCAACCCAGCTTGTCATAATTTGTTCTGAACCACTTGCTGAACTTTGACATATCTATTTCTTTTAAGTTTGGTATCTGCTCGAAAATAAGATATGTTGTAATTACATTTTGAGTACATCCGTTAATGTATGCGAACCATAGTTTTTGTTCTCTTGACATCTGTAACTTTTCAAAGATAAAAGGAAATGCATAATAGACTGCCCCAGCGTGTGCTTTATATTTCAAATGAAACTCATAAAACTTTAAAAATACTTCTCGTCTGTATTTAGGTTGTCTAAAATCTAATCCGTATTTTAATTCTGTCTCTTCTGTTTCCTTGTTTATGTCGCAATATCTTCCAATCATAATGTGCTTTCTTATCTATCCTTACGATAGGATTTTTAACGCTCTCTGAATTTATAACAAAATACCTATCAGCAAATAAAAGTTCCTTAAAATG